CGCAAAAACAGCAGACATAATATCTAGTCAATATGACAAAATTTTGCCTAAATTAAAAATGCCAAAAAGAAGTGTTTTGCAAGATAAGTTTGACGATGTAATTCTTAATGAGGCCGAGACACTTACTGGAAATAAACAAAAATTATTTTTAGAAAAATTAGATAGAATTATCTATTCAAAATTTGATGATGCAGGAAATATATCTGGTCAAAATTATAAAAAAGCTATTTCTCAACTAAGAGCAGAAGTAAGAAAATTCAAAAAAAGCACAGAACCAGAAAACGTAGACATTGGCTCAAGTTTTGAGGCAATAGAATCAGCTATGGCAGATGTATTAAAAATGACAAATCCTGCACAAGCAATGGCTCTAAACGCAATTGATAAAAGTTTCAGAAGATTACTGCCAGTAGAAAGAGCAGTGATAGCCTCAGAAGGTGGTGAGTTTACAGCCGATCAAATATTAAGACAAATTAGATCTCAGGATGGAACACTTAGGAAAAAAGCATTTGCAAGAGGTGAGGCAGAAATGCAACCCCTAGCAGAGGCAGGGCAAAATACAATCAAACAAAGATTACCTACTTCTGGTTCTGCCGAAAGAGCAATGGTTGGTAGTATGGCTTTAGGAGGCGGTCTATATATAGATCCACTAACAGTCGGTGTTGGTTCAGCATTAACAGTGCCTGCCTACAGTAGAGTTGGTGTTCCATTAGTCAGAGATTTTACAACAAGAGGCATAGCACCAGTTCTTGGTAGAGGGGCACCATTTTATGGCGGATTACTTGGCCAGAATGTACAGGATGCAAACTTTTTAGGAATGAATAGGAGATAATATGACCAAGGCAAATATCACACAATATGATAGCACTCCTTCAAACAATGCGGATATAAACGACATAAATATTGCCGAGAATTGTCCTGCATCAAACATCAACAATGCCATTAGAGAGTTGATGGCACATTTGAAGAACGTAGACACTGGCTCTCAGGCACTAACTGCTTTGTCGGTTACTGGTGCTACTACATTAACAGGTGCATTGACAGGCACAACAGCAACATTAACAACTGCTGATAATACTGACCAATTATCGTTAGTATCTACTGACACTGATGCAAATCAAGGCCCTAATTTAAGAATGTATAGAAATTCTGCAAGTCCAGCCGATAATGATTTGCTTGGATATATAGAATTTGAAGGTCGTAATGATGCTTCAGAAGATGTTAAATTAGTACAACTTGCAAGTCAAATAAATGATGTATCAGATGGCACAGAAGATGGTAGTTTTTACATAAGTTCTATGGTTGATGGAACATTAAGAAATAGAGTTAATTTTACCCCAACTGAAACTGTTTTTAATGAAGAAAGTAGAAGTTTAGACTTTCGTATTGAAGCAAATGGCGTTGCAAATATGTTTTATGTTGATGGCACTAATCAAAAAGTAAAAGTAAAAACATCTTCACAAGTATCTACTTCTTCTGCTGAAACTTTTGCTGTTGATGCAGGCACTCTTGGTGGTTATGCAGGTGTTTTTTCTACACAAACTGTTGGTGGTTTTGCTTGTCTTTTTCTTAAAACAAATTCAGATGTAAGTAATTTTATTTATTTTATGAGAGATACCTCAGTTGTGGGTTCAATAACCACAAATGGTTCAACAACTTCATTTAATACAACTTCAGACCACAGACTAAAAGAAAATGTAACCTATGATTTTGACGCAACATCAAGATTGAAGCAACTAAAACCATGTAGATTTAATTTTATAGGACAAAAAGAAACAGTGGATGGATTTCTTGCACATGAGGTAACTGCCGTACCTGAAGCAATAACTGGTGAGAAAGATGCCATGACAAAAGAGGTTCTTTATGTTGATGGTGATGAAATACCTGAAGGTAAAAAAGTTGGTGATGTAAAAGAAGCATCAAAGATTGACCCACAAGGCATAGACCAAAGCAAACTTGTGCCTTTATTAACAAAAGCATTGCAAGAACAACAAGCTACAATAGAAGCATTAGAAGCTAGAATTACAGCATTGGAGAGTGCATAATGGCAAAAGACAAAATCACCGAATATGATGCTACAGCAACAAATAACACTGATGTTGGTGGGGTAAATCTTCAAGAATCTTCCATGCTACCATCGGATGTAAACAATGCCATCAGGGAAGTCATGTCGCATCTAAAAGAGTTCTCAGCAGGAACATCAGGGTTAGATGTATTGTCATTTCAAGATGATGACAACTCGCATCAACTGAAATTTCAAGCACCATCCTCAGTAACAACAACAACCACATTCACACTCCCTGATGGAGATGGATCTAATGGTCAGGCGATTGTTACAAATGGATCAGGCACATTAAGTTTTAGCAATGCAGGAGGTGGTTCATTCTTAGGTGAAACTGGTGGTGGTCTTGGTGACATTATCAGGGTGCATGAGAATGAGTTAAACACCTCAGTTACAGTAGCCACAAATACAAATGGATTATGTGCAGGAAGTCTTACAGTGGCATCAGGTGCAACCTTAACTGTAAATGGCACATTGGTGATTGTATAGGAGATAAAATGACAGACACACCTGATTTTCAAGGCACTCATTTATGGGATAGGCTTTGTTGGGCGAAGGAAAACCTTGAGCCATTTAGAACAGAATATTGTGTTGTTTGGGAAGATCAAGAAGATCCTGATAGTCCTGCAAAGGTAACGCATCCTGATCCTAATTGGATGGCTTGTGCTTTAAAAGGTGGGATATTACCACCAGTAGAAGTTTACTGGGAATTGAAAAAGGATGAAGAAAAGCCTGATTTTGTAAAGCATACTAGAGGATATTTGTTACACAACACAAAACCTATAGAGGCAATGACAGAGGAAGAATGTATCGAGTATTTAATCATGAAGGATTTACCTCGTCATGTTTGGATGAATTGGGATAAGGCAAACAAACCAAGATTAGTTATTTGCAAAAAATCACAATTACCAAAAACAAGAACATGGAGAAATTCATGGAAAATTTCAGAAGAATTAACAATCAACCAACAAGAGGTGGCTTAAATGACTACAAATATTATTGATAAAGATGGGAAATCTATTGATGCCTCAACAGCAACAGTACCATCAGACAGACATTTTAGAAATGCTTGGACTTTAGATGGCAAGGTAATCACTGAAGATCTAACTGAATCAAAAAAGATTTTTCAAGATAAAATTAGAGAAGTCAGAAAAGATTTATTAGAGGCTCAGGATGTAGCTTTTATGAAGGCTTTGGAGGCAGGAGATAGTGATGCACAAACTACTGCTAAGAATGCAAAGACAGCTTTGAGAGATGCTCCTGCATCAAGTGCAATTACAAATGCAAAGACTATAGCTGAATTAAAATCTGCTTGGGATACAAGTATCTTAGGTGAAAATCCTTATTCATAGGAGAGCAAATTGAGTTCACAATTAAATGTAGATACCATTGTAGATAAAGCAGGGTCAGGTGGCACGAATGTTAAGGTAGGTAATACGTCTACATATGTGTCTGATGGTGGTAATGTTACACCAAATTTAGTAAACAGTGTAGTAAAAGCATGGGGTTTTGGTGACGGAAGTGCTATTTTAGGAGATTCTTTGAATATAGCTTCAGGAACGGATAATGGTACAGGTCAATATACTTATGCTTATACAACTAATTTTAACACGAATAAATATGGTGGAGCTATTACAGCAAAAGATGGTGGGAACTATATAGCAGTATTTGCTGAAGTAAGAACAAATAATTTTGATACTCACAACAGAAGTGATAGC